ATGCCAGACACCTCCTAAATCCTGTACTTGAAGCCCCGGCACATCATTGATCTGCCATAACAGTGTGATAGTGCCGTAGTCACTGTGTTCACCGATACGCATTTGTTTATTTTCAAGAGAGCCTTCAAAAGCAGGATAGTGAATAATACGTGTAGTATTATAAGGACGTTGATGCGCTCTTGCCAAAACACCACCAGTATCAAGAACTGTGTCGAATAGTCTTAAAATACGAATTGTTAAAGCATCAGCAATTCTAATAGAGTTTAGAGCAGTTACTTTGAAAAAAGGAATCTGTGTAGGCCAAAGAGAGTCTTTCATTCGTGTATTGTTATAGTTAAAAGATTCTTTTATATCTTTTGGAGCATCGGGGTCTACGTTCTCATCCCCAACCATTGAATAACCTAAATTTGTTTCTGCTTCATACTTATAAAGTTTTTTAGTTGAATCTGAAAGTTCAAAAAATTCTCTGCACTTATCAAACCACTGATTCATTGACATTTGATCAGACTCTAATAGAGCGTTTTTGAAAACAGCAAAGCCTACAGTTGTGTAGGCTTTGCGAATCTCTTCCAGTACGTTGTCATTTTTAAAATCAATTACTGGAATCATAGGTTAGTTTCCTGGTACAGTAGCAGTAATACCATCGACATAGTACATCATTGTATTAAGATGTAAGTCATCAGCAATTTCACCTTCTGCAATCTGAAGTTTTCCAGTGTTATCATAGATAGGTCCAGTAAATGCGAAGTATTCTCCATTAGAAATAGCATCTTTTATGCGTTGTGCTTCAGCTTCAACATCGGCAGGCATATTAGTAAATGGAGCCATACCAACAGCACCTTCATTCATATGACCAAAGTAGTCTTCTACTTGCCAGTTACCGTCAATTACTTGTTGTACCTTTTTGATGTAGTAAGGACCCCAGTTATCAATAGTTGCAGTAAGTTGTGCTTTTGGAGCAAACTTAAACTGATCAGAGGCTTGTCCAAAACCTAGAACACCAGCTTTTTCAGCTGCTTGTAAAGGTGCAGGTGAATCAGTATGTTGTGCAACCATATCACAGCCTTCAGAAATCATTACTTCTGCAGCTAGTGATTCTTTTACAGGATCATACCAAGTATTTGCCCAAGTAATCATAATTTCTACATCAGGATTCATTTTCTTTGCACCAAGGTAGTAGGTATTAATCTCACGAATAACTTCTGGGATTGGAAAAGCAGCAACATAACAAATCTTGTTTGTTTTTGTCATCATACCTGCAATAATGCCTTGTACATGACGTGCTTGGTACAAGCGTAGTCCATAAGAAGACATGTTATCATGACGCTTGTAACCTGTTGCATGTTCAAAATAAACATCAGGGTTTTGTTTAGCTACCTTCAGTGTTGGTTCCATAAAACCAAATGAAGTAGTAAAGATAATGTCTGCACCGTTAGCAATCATCATACGAACAGCACGTTCAGTATCTGGTCCTTCTGATACTGATTCAATATACATGGTCTCAACCTGATCACCAAAATGTTGCTCAACTTGTTGGCGTCCAATATCATGTCTATAAGTCCACCCATGGTCCCCAATAGGACCAACATAGACAAAGCCTACTTTTACAGGGTCAGCTGCAAAAGCAGAAAAAGATGCAAGTGCAAATACACTTGCAATAATAAATCGTAAAAACATTAAAACTCCTTATAGTAATTTAATAGTAGTAGCAACTACTTGTTCAACTTCCTCGTCATAAAGATGAGGATTTATAGGTATGCTAAGAGCGTGTTTAGCATAAAAATTACAGTTTTGTAATTTTCTTGTAGAGTTAATAAAAGGCAAGTCAGTAAAGACATCAGGATAGTGACACTCAGTCTCAATACCTTCCTCCTTAAATTTTGTATAGTATTCAAATTTATCTGGAACAAATATCACATATTTATGAGCATTCCATTCACTGTATTTAGGAGAATGTCTAATTCTAATACCTGCTTTGGTGAATTGATTATCGTAAAAATTGGCTATTTCAATACGTCTTTTTTGCCATTTACTTATATGCTTTGTTGCAGCGAGAATTTGAGCTGCTTTATCTTCTTCAGGAACTGCATTTATACCTGAAGAAACCCAATTAGATGTTCTATACGGTTTACCATGTTTTCTAAGATGTAAAAGATCTAAGTATTTTCGAGTATCGTCTAGGAGTAAAGCTCCATGTGTTCCTAATGAGGGAATTGGTTTATTCTCAGCAAAACTTAAGCAAACTATATCACCTAAAGACGAGCATTCTTCTTTGTAATACTTACCTAAATAACTTTGTGAAGCATCATTAATGTGAATTAAATTATGTTTTTCACATAACATATCAACTTGATTAAAATCATAAGAATCCCCATAAAGACCTGTACCAACTATAGCTTTAGTTCTACTAGTAATAAGAGATTCATCGACTTCCATTAGTCCGTACTTATTTACATCACAAAATATAGGAGTAGCTCCAATGTTTAAAACATAAGTTAAAGAAGCCATACAGCTGTATCCAGTAATAATTACCTCATCACCTAATCCAATGTTATTAACAAGCAAAGATAGGTGTAAAGCTTGAGAACCACTTCTAACTAAAAGTGCATGTTTTTTGTTAGAAAGTTTTTGTAAATACTTTTCAATTTCAGAAGTGAAATAACCATTATTAGTTTTTTCATTACTAGAAATAATAGAAAGGCTATCAAAATAGTCTTGTTTTACTTCTTCAAATCTTCTATCCATATTCATAGGATTAATCATTAAATACTCCTGTCAAAGACACACTGTATTGAGGGGTATAACCAAAGTTAGAACTAGCATGACCTTGTCCAAAAGGTATCTCATATACGTCGCCCTCGATCCAGTGTGATAAGACAGTTTTAGAAATTTGAAATACGTGACCGTCCTCCCAAGGCAATACAGGAAACCAGAATCTTTTTATCTCACCTAGTTTGCAAGTTTTATCCTCCCTATTGATAGACAGTTCGTCTCCAAATTTTTTATAATAACTACCTATGTCATCAATATGCCAAGCAACACCCTGACCAGGTAGCTTTATTAAAAGTCGGGCTAAAAGAAAATCAGATCTTAACCCCATCATACTAATATTTGAGTTACCAATTAAGTCAAGAAGCATACGGTTTGAATCACCATTAATACCGTAGTTCAATTCAAAAGAATTATATCTATTTCTACCTAAAAGGTTATTTGTAGAAGCGTATAAAGACGCTTTTTCAGAATAATGAGGTTTAGGTTTTTCCCAGTTTTGAGCGGCTAACTCAAAGTTATCTATACTAAAAGAAAGCCAATCAGGCGGGTTTATGTTAATATTACATATTTTTTCAACAGAAACAGAAGAAAGAGAATCAAAATCCTCTTTCATTTTTAACCAAGGTCTAGTGTTAATTAGTTTAACAAAATCTTCTTTAAGCACGATTTCTCACCCTCTCTACAAGTCTATTTTCCCTTTTTAATAGCTTTTAGTCAACAGCTCTCATACGCTCTACTAATCTATCAGCTCTCTTAGTTACTTGTCGATACCATCTAGAGTCAACCATTTCATCAGCAGCACGATTCCAATCACGAGCATCTACACCAGCTTTCATACCTTTAAACTTTGATAGGCGAGGACGTCCCATATTAAACATCATATTAGCAATTATTTGCTTAACTTCTTCTGGCAAATCTTCAAACTCTGGGTAAAGCTTGTGGCACTCTGACAATGTTGTTTCGATATCTGATTTGAAGGCCTCGATGCATCGAGATTCATTGACAGGTGTTCCGACTGATTGTCCATGCTCTGGGTCATCTTCAGTAACCAGATGACCGATGCCAAAAGTAGGGAGGCCCAGATGATCCAAATATATTTCATGAACTACTCCTTCGTCTATTTCTAATTGTTCTCGTAATTTATTAATATCCATTAATTGTATCCTTTCTTTTCATGTAAATTTTTCATGTAGTAATCTTCACGGTCTTCATCCATGTTTTTTACTTGTTTAGTCATAGTTTTCATATGTTGTTTATCTAATACTGTTACTTTTTGAGTCCAGTTATCTCTTTTCACAGGAATTACTTGACAAATAGGAGTACCTGCAGGAATTACCACAGGAGGACCACCAGCTTCAAGCTCAGTATGTAGAAAAGGAATATTGACGACATTATGATAAACATCAGAATCTACCAAACCAGTTAAAGGAATGATAGGAGATTCTAGTTTATTAATACAGGGTAAGTATAAAACAGAATAATCTTTAGGTGTTTCAATCACCCAGGGATTCATATATTTAAGTATTGTCATATTTTCAAAGGCAGACCCTTTGACCTGAGAAGACGGATGTGTTTCGATAGGTTTCCACAACTCCATCAACTCTTGATGTTTTGCATCAATATAAGGAAGATGAATGGTACCATCTTCTAGTTGTTGAATAACCACATCCATATGCATTAACATAGTGTATCCAGCAGTCATTGCATCTAAAAACGGCATACAACGTTTTACTGAAGATATCTCACCTAGTCTTTTATCTTCTACTTTGGGATGTAGGTTTTTAAACCAAAAAGGTACGACTTTTTTAGAAGCAACAGGAGGAAGTATGATTTGGTCAGGTAAAGGTTTTACCAGATGAAATTTTATGGTTTTGTTAGTTGGCATAATTTAAGTGTTTGGGTTTATAAAAGAAGTTGGAATGTCCCGTTCGGACTGAGTGGTTCCGCAATCACAAGTCTCACATACATCATTTACACAGTCTGGGCATTCACCGCCCCAACAATGACAACTATGACCGCATTTTTTGCAAGTTTTTTCTGACGTATTCATTCAATACCTCGTTTATGTAAAGTACAGTTTTCAGTAGGTTTAGACTCCATTTCAAGAGCCCAGTCTAATTCTTGAATTAAACGCTTATACCACATTTTATCGTATGTATCAGAAGCTAATTGTAAATCATTTTTAAGTAGAG